AATTTAGATCGTCAATTGGCGCAAATGCAGACTATTACTGAGGAACAGCTTAAAGCCGCGGATCAAATTTTACGAGATGTCAAAGAAATTGAGCGCATACTTACAAGATTCGTCAATAGCTTTCTTCCTCCTACTGCTAAGGTTGTGCATGGTGTTGCTGGTGGAGTTAGGGCAATAGACGAAGGTCGTACTGTACAAGGGGTTCATGATATAGCAGGCGCCCTTGTTGGAAATCCAAATCAAATAAAAGCCGACACTACGAAAGGATGGGGTTGGTTAATGAGCCAAGGCTTGCTCGGCATGTATTTTCAGTCTCAAAAAAATTTCCCGGACCCCGGATTGATCATGGGCGGCAATCCAAACTTTGTTAATCCAAACATTCAGAGTGGCCGTGAACTTCCTCCTGTGACAATAAACGTATCTACGTTGATGAACGAACAAAACGCAAGACCTCTTGCCCAAGCGGCGGCCGATGCGTTTTACGACGCCATCCAAGGAAATGCTGGGTTGCATTAAATGGCATCCTTCGCTAATGTAGTGCTGCTGACGGCCGACGCTGTATCGGTACTGAACGCTTTTTCAGGGCCGCAATGGGGAATCTTTCTAAATGGAGTTCAGGTTGTTGGACAGAATGTCCTAGTCAATTTTTTGACTTCTTTGGTAGGATTCGGCAACGGCAACTTTTTAGACCTGGATTACAAAGTACGATGGGCTATATCTGAATATCCGGTGGAACAAGGCGCGTTCCAATCATACAATAAAGTTCAGACGCCGTTTGATATCGCGGTTACGATCACAGCAGGAGGTTCTGTTGTCAATCGTGAACTGTTGTTAACGCAAGTCGAAGCTATTATTGGTTCAACAAATACGTTCCAAATTCGAATGCCAGAGGGTTCATTCGATTCGGTAAATCCGGTAGCGTATGGATATAGACGTTCTGCCAATCGCGGACTTGGATTGCTTGAAGTTTCAATTCTGTTCAAGCAGATTCGCCCGGCTGGCAATCCGATATTCTCAACTACACAGACCCCTGGCAATACTCCATCTGCCACGCCGTCGATAGGTGGGCCATCGCCAATCATCAATCCGGCTCCAGGATTTACGCCGAGCATAAGCGCGTCGTATCTTGGTATTTTTTCTGCGGCGAAGCCTCCGTCATCGCTACTGAGTGCATTGTGATGCTGGTCGTTCCTGTTCAAGCCAATCCCAATCAGTCATTCGGCATTGTATTGGATGACCAGCAATGTCAAATTACAATCCATCAGTTGGACTACGGTCTATTTCTTGATTTGATCTCTGACAACACGCCAATCAAGACCGGACAGATTTGTCAGGATCGCAACCGATTGGTGAACGATGTGTATCTTGGCTTTTCTGGGGATTTGGAGTTCGTTGATACGCAGGGAACTGATGATCCTACTTTCGATGGTCTTGGTACACGCTACCAACTTGTGTATTTGGAACCATCCGATTTGACGAGCTAAGCAATGTCGTTTGTTGGCCGTGCACTTTCGTTCACGTTTACTATCAATTCCAGATTAAAGGGAGGTACATCGACGATCACAATCCCCGCGGGGTTGATGGCCTCTGCACGGGTTGGGTTCGCAGGACTTCCCAGCGCTGCTAGAATGGAATTGACGATTTGGGGCTTGACCAACGACATTATGAATCAACTTAATACGATGGGAATGGTCTATAAAGACCTGCCAATAAACAGCGTAACGCTTGTTGCAAGCGACGCGGACGGAACAAACCCATCGGTTGTTTTCATAGGCGAGATTACAGACGCAAGACCGGAATTGAGCCGCCAACCAGAAGCACCGATTTACATTCAAGCATATTCCACCGCTGGTATGGCCGTTGTAAGGGCGCTGCCAGTCAGTTATACAAATGAATCTGACATTGTGGAGATTGTTAGATCATTGGCAAGCTTGGCTGGCAAGCATTTTGAGAATAATGGTGTAACAGGTGTTCTGTTGGCAAATCAATATTTGTGGGGAACTCCGCTAGACCAATTGAAGACTGTTGCTAAGGCCGTCAAAGACCGCGGCGTCATAATCGATGTGGTCAACGACACGGTTGTTATGTATTACACGAAAGTTGGTCGAGGCAGCATAGTTCCCTTGGTTGGGCCGTCAAGCGGATTGATTGGATATCCAACATACAGCGTGCAGGGAATCGATTTTAGATGCATTTACAACCCAAATTTGAGTATCGGCGGGCAAGTTCAAGTTGAGAGCACTTCGGACTTGAAGCAGACTTCGGGACTATTCAACATTTATGGATTGTCCCATGACTTGGACGCGCAAATCCCCGGCGGCAAGTGGGAATCTCTTGTGAACACTTATCGTCCGGGGACGCCGACGCCGCCGCTTCCACCGGCTAGATGACATGGCCGAACCAACATTTGGCTATGGGTTTTTATCACCCAATGATCGGTTGGGGAAGTTCAATCCGATTGCATTCATCATTTCTCAAATGCTTGCCCGCGTAAGAACGGTCACGCTTGGAAAAGTTATGGGAGTGGCAAACACTGGTTTAGACGTTCCTGCGGGAACTGTTGATGTACAGCCGCTTGTTTCGATGGTTGATGGAAATGGCAATGCCACGCCTCACGGAACTGTTTTCAAGCTTCCTTATTTCAGATTACAATCTGGGACAAGCGCGATCATCCTCGATCCATCTGTTGGTGATATTGGGATCATGTTGATTTGCGACCGCGACATATCAGCGGTCAAATCATCGCAAAGGGCTTCAGTACCGCCATCAGGGCGGGAATTCGATTTTTCAGATGGTTTGTTCATCGGTGGAGTTCTTGGAACTACTACGCCGACGCAATTCATTCAGTTCACACCAACGGGAATTGTGGTAAGCGATGCTTTGAATGTTACAGGAACTATCACGATCGATTACAATGGAGCCGATCCGGCTACTGTAAAAAAGATTTACACTGGAAGCACCGTACTAACCGCATCGATAACTGTGGTTCCGAACATTCATGTACAAGTAAACAGCAAAATCTTTTTGGTTGCCACGGCCAACGATCCCAATAGGTCGTTTGTTTGGATCAGCGCGCTTGTTCCGGGCATCTCTTTTAGTATTGGAGCTAATCCAGCGGGTTCTGGAGAACTATACGACTATATGATTGTGAATGAACCATGAGTGCTCCATTCTCGACCATTCTTCTGGATACAAATACCTGGGACTTAACTTTGGATACTTCTGGAAATATAGCTAGGACAGACCCACCATATTCCATTGCCCAAGATATGAGTTCTGCATGTCGATTATTTAAATCAGAGTATATCTATGATGCCGATGCTGGAGTTCCTTATAATACATTGCTTGGGCAGTCTCCGTCGCTTGGTTCAATGAAGTCGGATTTTGTTGCCGCAGCACAAACAGTTCCGGCAACAACCAACGTGAGATGCTTCATTGCAGGAATATCTGAGCGGCGTGTTGATGGGCAAGTTCAAGCCAATGTTGTTGGAAGTACACAGACGATAGCGGCTCCGTTCGCTACCACATAATTTTTCTGAGAGGTTTAATCAGGTGGCGACCAATGTTCCGCAACCCGTATTCACTCCGACAGGCTTGCAGATTCCATCTGCTGCGGCTGTGTTGGCTGGCGTTCAAGCCGATATCAACGCCGCCTTCGGAGGGAACTTAAACTTTACATCTCCAGCCACGCCCCAAAACCAGTTGGCAGTATCGATTGCTGCCATTATCAACAATACTTACGCGTCTTTTCTCTCGCTAACGAACCAGTTCGATCCGCAGTACGCGTTTGGAAGATATCAGGACGCCCTAGGTGAAATTTATGGTTTGCAGCGTGATCCTGCCGAATCTACCGTGGTGCAAGCAACCTGTTCTGGGTTGACAGGAACTATAATTCCAATCGGCGCCTTGGCGCAAGACAATGCTGGGAACTTATATTCCTGTACGCAGGCTGGAACGATCCCAATCGGAGGTTCCGTTGTTCTCGAATTTGCTGCCAATATTCCTGGACCTACGCCGTGCCCTGCTAATGCGCTGAATACGATCTATCAAGCGATCCCTGGATGGGATAGCGTCATCAATTTAGCGGATGGGGTGATTGGACAGAATACCGAGACGCGCGCACAGTTCGAGGCATCCAGACAAGCTACTCTTCAAGCCAACGGTCAATCGGTATTGGCGTCGATTCGCGGCGCTGTGCTGGAAGTTTCAGGTGTGTTGGATTGCTACACAGCGGAGAATGACACGGGCTCTCCGATTGTGATT